AAATGCAGGTGCTAATCCTAATGTGGTTGGTTGTTCTAATTGACTGAATGAAAATTGAGGTAATGTTACACTTTGTACAAATCTACCAAAATTAGGAATTCTTGGAATTTCTAATTGAAAATAGTTTCTACCAAGAAAATTGTTTTCTTGTAATCCATCATATGTTACACCATATGATTTGTATTGAATATCCGGCAACTCCGGAAATTCTCTTGATATATCATAATCTGGCATAATAACTCCTGTATCAAAGTATGTATAATAGAAAACGAGGGGGAGTAAACTCCCCCTCGTTTCGTTCAGATCTTATATTTTCGATCTATCAGGAACCGTTACCATGAAGGTTCCTAACAACAAACAGTCTGTAGTACTGGTTACCACCAGCAGTAAGAATGTCGGTGCTATTTGCGAACGGATTGCTTACGACTCCGTAGCGAGTCTTGAACCCGATCTTGGGCTGGAAGGTGTTCTCACCAACCGCACGAACCATCTGGAGTGGGACATATGGACAGTAGAAGAGTCCAGCATCATATGGTGATGTACCCTTATAACCGACACAGACATGGTTTTGTCCAGTGGCGACATAAGGATCAACATAGACGCGGATCTTACCGTTCAGAAGTCCAGCGAAGGTGTTACCGGTATCATCAACATCGAGTTGCTGGTTTAGAGCAGGTGAGATGTTGAGGAATCCACCCATTGCGAGAGCAGAAGCAACATCGGACGAGACGATGATGAAGTTACCCTTACCTCGACGAGTTTCCTTGGCGATCTGGTTGCATTCACGCTCAATTTGGAACATAAGTCCACGGAAGCGTTCTGCTGACCATCTACCATCGGAGTCAACCGCGAGGTCGTACATACCGGAGACTGGACCATCAGTAGCACCTGCTCCGGCAAGGTCAGTTTGGGTAGCACCGATTTCAGCATTGAAGTAGACATTTCTGATGATCTCTCGGTTGATTTCAGTAAGAATCTCAGTGCTAAGGATGTTAGCAAGTTCTGTCTCGGCATCGAGTCCGTGAACAGCCTTGAGATCCTGAGCGAGTTCAGTACTGTACTCAGCCTTGAGGGCACGAGTTCTTGCTTCAACAGCAACTCTTTCGATGGAGAATGCCATCTGGTTGAAAGAACCACCGCCACCGCCGAGTCCTTCAGCATTAGCAGCACTAATACCTTGGAAGTCAGTACCGAAGACAGCAGCACGAGCAAACTCACCAGCGGTGAGAGTTACGCCGGGAGTACCACCGACGAATGTAACACCACTACCGGCGTTTTCGGCTGCACCCGCAGTTGTACCACCCTTACCTGAGAACTTAGCAAACGCCTCTTGGAAGAGTGCTTCCTGCGACGATCCTTGTGAATCATACTTGCTCTTCATCGCAAAGATGAGTCCTGTTGGTGCGCTCATTGGCTGAACACCACAGATGTCGTATGCCATAAGATTAGGCATGGATCGACGAATCAGGCTGATAAGCACTGGGTCGTAACCAGCAATGCTACCTGCTTGATTTGCAGCCTGCGTGACGCTAAATCCACCACCCATTGAGTTGGTGGGGGCTTCTGCGAGGTACTGCTGCTTCATTGCAATCTCTTGGTTTTCAAGAAGAACTGCTGTTACTTTTTTCTTATAGGAATCGCCGATTTTATCGAAAGAATCGTGATTTAGTACTGGATTCCACTTTTCTACGAGTTGGTCGTAGGGCTGTGTTCCATTTTGTGTGAATTCGGACATTTTGATCTCCTTTGATCTGGTATTAACCGTATTTGTTTAGTTTTTCAGGACTCGTAGATTTCTCTACTTTTTGCTTGCTTGTTCAATTCGTTAACATATCTGTTGATTGGATCATTGCTGTCTTCAGTTAAAACTTCAGCATTTGATGAAACTTCCTCTGTATCGTTTACTGGTCTGGTTACGCCATCGAAGTAACTTTCTTTCAGTATGCCGAGTTTATGCGTGAATGATTCATCATCCTCGAAATCAATACCTTCGGCCATTCTGGAAAATTTATCAACTTGAACATCACTTAAATCGTCAGCAACTTCGCTAAAGATTTCTGATTTTCTGTAGTTCTCGACAAGAGAGTTTAACTCAATGTTGGCATTGATTGCTTCGTTGAGGGTTTCTGTCATCTCTTCGTTCTCTTTGATCATTTCTTCAAGAACATCAACTTTCTCGTCTGGGATGTCGATGAAGTTGGATTCGAACAGAGTCTTAAGTCCACCGATAAAGGACTCAGCAACTTCTGTGCGAAGGCCCTTCTCGACTGCGACTTCATTCTCCTTGACCCACTCTTCAACAACATAGTTGAGATAGTCATCAATTCTTTCAGTCAGTTCTTCTTTGAATGTTTCTAATTCTGTTTCAAAGGATTCTTCGACTGCTACCTTTAATTCATCTTCCAGAAGAGTAAGTCTTTCATTGACTGCGGCTTCGAAGATGACTTCGGCCTTGTCTTTGAATGCTTCTGAAAGATCTTCACCATTAAAGAGAGACTCAATATGTTCCGAAAACGGAACTGGAGATCTCACTTCGTCTGGTGATTGAATAGTGGGAGAAGCAGCAGATGGTTTCGCTGCGATTGATCCCCGGTTCTTGTCTGCTGAACCTTCTGGTGCGACAGGGGTGGCAATCTTGGCACCCTTGCCACTAGCATCTTGATAGAGAGCGGGGCTTTCTACGCTTGATGTGTTTAATGTGTTATCTTGTTCCATTGTCTTAACCTCCGGCGGTTTCTAGGATATTTATATTTTTTAAAATTTTGAAAAATTAAGGTGTCTACGCTGCTAGTTTATAGGTTTTTAAGAAAACTATTGAAGATATTAATAGTTTTTTCTTCCAGATCTTTTCTGGATGTTCTTTCTATTTCTTTTTTGTACTCTGCTATGTTCTTTTCTTTAAGCATTCCGTTATCCCATACCCATTCTGCGCCTTCCATGATACCATTAACGAAGGCACTTGGAGCAGAAGGATCTGCGACAATATCAACTGCGGAAAGCATGAAGTCTTGTTGAACTTCATTGATTCCGCCGATATCTTTAATGGATCCCATTCCTCTCGAAGAAACTCCTAGTTGAGCGCCTTCATCAATTAAACTCTTTACAATTTTACCCATAGGGGTTTCCATGACCTTTGCTTTTCCGTAGCAATCATTTCCACGGAAATTTAACTCTGTGATCATATGAGAAACTCTGTCTAAGTTTACGGTTGGGCCTTGAGGATGATTGAGTTCTCCGAGGGCCCTCTTCTTTTCGATCAAATCTGTATGATATCTCTTAACTTCTTTTTCTAGGATTGGGTACGGGTAAACTCTGCCGTTTCTATTCTTTTGCTCTGCTTGCATAAAAATACCTTCGATGAAGTAATTCTTTTTACCATCTTCAGTCTTTTCTGTTACTAAGCGAACATTTTCGTTCATTTCAGTAATGAGTTTCATTTATTGTGCTTCCTTGTTTTTATAAGGGCTTCTTTTTTACTCATTCCGCTTTTCTTCATTCTAGTCATCATGATGTCTGCAAAATCACCGTCTCCGTCACCATCTTTGTCGTCATCCATAGCAGCCTCACGACCTTCCTTTGCTTTTGCTTTGAGTCCAGATCTAGTTTTACCAATACCTTTGAGCATCTCTGCTCTTTTTTCTTTACTGATAACTTTAAGTTCTGCCTCATCAACCTGCGAGGTTGCATCGTCTGCAATCTCGTTTTTGTCTAGCATATAAGAAAAATCGTTCTCGTAAACTGAATCGATGAGTGATTTTTTCATTTCATCCATCTGATCGTTTACCTTCACTGCGAGTGCTTGGTCTACTGTATCAATAACACCCTTTGCGTTATCATCAAATATGTTTTTGAGTATTTCTGATGCGTAGTTCATGAATCCTCTCCTTCAGTATCTAAGACTTCCTCAAGTTTCTTCATTGCCTTGTTCACAAAGTTAATCATTCTATCGAACGACTCTTCGTTGAGAGTAATTTCATCTCTGAAAGAAATTTGATTTTCTCTTGTCAATGAGTCATGGACTCTAGCAATAGTTTCTGCCATTTCACTTTCAATGTTAATTTCGGTTCCATCATCTAGAACGATATCAACCGAACCAGTTTCCAGTGCTTCCTTGAGATCTGTACCAAACTCAAAGAAAGGAATGTAGAGATCCTCTACATCTTCGATGAGAGTGTCATAGATTTCTGGGATAATGTCTTCATTATCTACTGATTCTAGATAAAGTCTATTGCCAATTTGCTTTACGCAAGATTCGCACATACCACTAGA